CTGCGCTGCCGATGCCATGCAAGCTCCGGATCTGGAAGTTGCTGATATCGATGGCAGCAAGGATGCCGCAGAAGTGGACAAGGAGTTCCGCAAGCAGCAGCTGAACTTTATCAAGCGTGTCCGGGCACAGACCCTTGGGCGCATCGGTGCAACTGCGCAGCCTGTCAATGTGCTGGCTGACCAGAGTATGCAGGATAAGATTCAACTGGTGATGCAGCAGGTTTCTCAGCAGTCTTTTGAACGTAGGAGGACGCATTGACATGGCAAAAAATGAGTACGGAGAGAAGCTGGACAGCAATGGCTATGCGCCCAGCATCCTCAGCAAGAGCCCCACCTGTCTGATTTGCGGGCGGTATCGCACCGCCCGGCACGAAGTCTTTTTCGGACCGTACCGGGATAAGAGCAAGCGGCTTGGCCTGTGGGCGAATTTATGCCCGTGGTGCCACCAGAACGGTGTGACTGCCGTACATACCAACCGGGAGGCTGATCTCCGGCTGAAGCGCTGGGCGCAGAAAAAGGCTATGGAACACTACGGCTGGCCGGAAGCCCGGTTTATTCAGGAATTTGGGAGGTCGTATTTATGAGTGAAAAATGCCCGATTATTGCCATTGATCCGGGCAACAGGCAGAGCGCCTACTGCGTTATCGACTGCAACACATTGAGGCCGCTGGAGTTCGGCAAGGTCGATAACGAAGAATTGCGCAACAAGCTGGTTTTCGCCAATGAACAGGGCTGGCAGTGGGCGGTCATTGAAATGGTGGCTTC